CAACCATGGGGCGAACGGTTCCCAGCGTATTGACTGGGATTTGCTCGCGCCGTGGATTGAAAGTCACCGTGAAGAATTGGAGAACAGCGCCAAGAAAGTGTCATCCATGGAGGCGCTGAAGAAAGAGGCGCAGGAAATCGCCAACGAAAAGAGCAGAATTCAACTTGACCAATTGAAAGGGCGGCTGGTTGACGCGAAAGAGTTTGACGAATGGATGGGGCAACTTGGTGCCATCGCTTCGGCCCATCAGATTTCCACCATGAAAAATTTGATGGAGCAGTGCGCTGGTTACGAATCCGTAATCAAGAATGCTTTTCTTGAACTTATTGACACAACACGCAGGGAGTTTTCCGAATGGTCCAAGAAATAAAGCGAAGTCTCATCAGTGATTTTTTAGAGACGTATCAATCACCATTCAGCGGCTCAATGCCGGAATGGAACGTTGAAAACTTGACCATTGATGGAAAGAAATTTGATACAGGAATTTGCCCATGGTTCGATGAGATTTACAAAGCGATTCAAGACCCATCGGTCAAGGTTGTCATCATCCAAGGTGCTGCTGGTCTTTTCAAAACTGGCTTTCAAAATTCAGTCACAGCATTTTGGATGGTGAATGACCCCGGCAAAATTCTTCAAATCTACAAGACAGACGAAATCGGCAAAGACTTCGCCAAGACACGACTGCTGCCGATGCTGAACAAGTGTGAAGCGATTACTTCAATCAATGGTGGCGCTGACGTGAAGATGAACGGCTCGCTGATTTTGCTTCCACACATGGACGTAAAAATCTCTGGCCCTAGCGATAAGATTCAAGACGGGTATTCGTGTAAGTATCTACAGATTGATGACGGTCAGAAGTTAGACGAAGAAGGCATCTTTCCGACTCTATTCAGACGGGTGCGAAAGAATTACAAGGGCACAAAAGTTGTCGTCACTGCTACATGCGGTGAGAAGTTTTACAAAAGAGGAAAGTTGGCAGGCGGTCAGTTGGCCTTGCTCGTTCACGCTGGTCAAATCTTTCGCCGGTCTTGGTGTTGCCCATCCTGCAACAAATATCAAGTGCATCGGTTCTCACGACCAAGAGACGAAAAGAAGAGAGACACGACATATAGCGGCATCAATTGGGATGACGTAAAAAAGCCTGATGGTTCCTTGGACGTTCCGAAGACTGCCGCCACTGCCAAACTTGAATGCCATTTCTGCTCTCACAAAGTTGACGACACCGAAATCAACAAAATCAAATTGGAGAAGTCGGCACGCTACGAACTGATTGAAGATGGCGGCGACCCTACCATCAGAACTTTTCAGATTCCCGCTTGGGTTGCTCCGTTCAATTCATACGCCGACGCTGCCGCGAAATACATTCGTGCCAAGGAACAAGCAGACGCCCGACTTTTCGAGCAGTTGAAACAATGGAAAGAGGAAATCGCTGCCGAAGAATGGGAAGGAAACCGAGCGCCGGTCTTGGGTTCATTCAACATTTCAGATTCAACGGCTCCGCTCCCTAATGAAAAACTTTTCATGGCAGTTGACGTGCAGGAAACGGAGCACTGGAAATATTATTTGATTGTCGGCTACGATGACACGTTGAAGAAAGCACGGATTGTGCATCATGGCCGGCATCACGATTTTTCTGGCATCCGTGACGAAGCAGTGAAGTTCGGCGTGATGAAAGAGAATGGAGAAAATGCCCACTTCGTTGGCGTTGATTGTGGCTACGACCGTGACAACGTCTTCCGCGCTTGTGTCAAGAATGGCTATGACTACGAAATAGAAATCAGCGGTGAACGGTTCCTGCAAAGAAAGAATTGGCTTTGTCTTCGTGGCGACGGCAATCGTGATTCGTATGTTTGGGAAGATGGAATCAGGCGGCTAGTTAGCGAACCCGACATATACGAAACTGACGGCGAAGTGCCCGCCTTGGTCTTCTATTGGACGGGCGACAAGGTGAAAAACATTGTTGCTTCAATCCGTGATGGGCACAACCCATGGAAACTTTACGTGCCTGCCGATGAAGCATTGCACCGTCAGCTCCATTCCGAATCACCGAACGAAAATGGGCACTGGGAAGAAGACTCAAAAGAAAATCACTGGTGGGATTGTCTCTGTATGACATACGCCATGAAATTGCTAGACGACGCAGGCAAGGAAGCGCCGAAATCCTAGCCGGATGCAAATTCGTCCGGCAACGCAACCTATCTAATGACCCACGACGAAAGCGCCAGCGTCGTCAACGTGGAAGTCACACTTTGAAACCTTCCCATCAGGGCTGAACTTCAGCGATAAGACAGCCACTTGGCTCCCCTCCGCGGTGCGCCACTCTTCAGTTCCTTCCTCCCCCGTTTTCTGCGGCTTTCCGAGCGAATGATAGACCGCATCCCTAGTCATGGAGGTTTTGATAGCGCTGTAAAGCGGAATTGCCTGCTTCACATTCGCTGGAGTTTGTGCCGTCTGTTTGTTCGCACAGCCGACAAGAAATATTATGCAAAGTGCAGAAGCTAATGCTCTCATAAACTGATAAGTCCGACAGACGATTGCTGCCCGTATCTTATAATTCCACAATCTCGGCGGTCAACGGCAAATAGCCGCCAAGGAAGCGCCGAAATCCTAAAGGTTTTCACCATTCGGTTTCTACTTATTGAGTAGAAACTTTATGGAATTGGACCCATCACTTTGGACGTTAGCGGAGGCGGAAACACTTTTCAAAAATGTTAAGCGAACAATTTTGGAAGTTACCGGCATCGGCAAATACACGACTGAGGCACAGAACTTTGAACTTCAATTCAATGTGCCATTGCCGGAATTAGCAGCAGCGGCGGAAAACCTTTTAGCAATCAAGAGAGCGGAGGCGAACGGCGAATGCTACGACCCATCGTTCACGAAACCCTTTTTGTTTTAAGTAAATGCCCGCCAAGAAATCAACCAAGAGAAAGTCAGCAGTCAAAACTGCTGGAATCAATATGCGCCCCTACGGCTACGGCGCTACGGGCGAATTTGTTCCGTCAAATTATTGGCAGGCGTGGAGCGGTCTTGAGGAACCCGAAAAAAGAATTTCAGAGGGCGACAGAAAAGACCTGATTGCTCATTCAAGAAACTTTGAAGCGAACATGCCAGAGGCCGACGCCATTGCTTCCATCTTTGAAGAATTGATTGTCGGCAATGGTCTTCAACCGATTTTCCTTGGCGCGGAGCAGGCGTGGGCATCATCGGCAAAAGCATGGTTGAAGAAAAATGTCTTTCCAACGTTCGGCCCATTGGGAATCGCCACCGACTGGAGCACAACTTGGAAAATGGTTTTTCGCCGTGTCTATTTTGACGGCGACATTCTGATGATTCCCTATGTTGACCGACTTGGAATTCCTCACTGCGATTTTGTTGAAGGCACAGAAGTAGCGAACCGTGGCACACAGAAGACCGTGAACGGTGGCAGATTTGACGGCTACGAAATTGCCGACGGTGTCATCTACGGAACGAACGGAAAGCCAATCGGCTATCAAGTCTTGGGAGCAACGCCAGACGATGACCGTCAATATTCCACGTCACAAGCATTTCTCATCACTTCGCCTTTGGCATTTTCTAAGCCAAGGGGTTTGCCGGTTTTGTCATCGGCAATCAAAGAAGGCTATCACCTATTCGACTTCAAAAAGTTGAATGCTCAACTGGTGAAGATTCACGCCACCGTTCAGTTGATTGAAACGAACGAAAAGGGAACACCAAAGAAAGCAATCAATCCTTTCAGAACGGCTTCAACCGGCAGTCTCTCACCCGGCTATGACCAAAGTGCTTTCATTGCTGGAACCCTTTGGGAAATGACACGACCCGGCAAACACTACCAAAAGCCGAGCGGCAAACTTGAAACCCTCAAGACGAATTCACCAGCAGCAGAAGTTCAAGGCTACGTCACGTCCATGGAAAAAAGTTTCATGTTGGCCAGTGGATTCCCTCATCAGTTTTTAATTTCGCCAGAATCCATCGGCGGTGCTCCGTCCCGTGGCATTCAAGACATGTTGAACAGAACAATTTTAGGGTGGCAGTCACTACTTGAAAAATACGCGTTGATAGCACTGAACAAGTGCCTTGCAAACGGAATGGCTTTGACACCGACAGGCGGTGGCATCGCTACGAACACAAATGAAGATTGGATGAATTGGAGTTTTTCCAAGGCATCGAAACTGATTCTTGATGCCGGATATGAGCGACAGGCTGACCGTGAAGACTTCGCCGCCGGTTTAATTTCCGCCAACGACATTACAACGAAGAATTCCGGCACAGAGTATGCCGAAGTCACGTTGCAGAATGTGAAAGACGTTGTCACCTACGCCAACGGCCTTGAAGCACTTCTCAGTCAGTTGAAAGGAAAACCCCAGCAAGTGATTGATGCCGCCGTCCAAAGATACGAGCAGCAGAACTTAATTGCTCAACCATCACAACCCCCCGTAGCACAATGAATTTAGAATCACTCAAGCAATCAATTTATTCTGACCTTTGGGCGATTCTGCCCAAGGAGCACAAGGCACTTCAATCATCCGTCAACAAAGTGTTGAAGGCTGACACAACTGACATGGAGCTGCCCGACTATCCGACACAAGACACCGAACCTGAACCCGAACTTGAAGGCGATTCAGTCGTCATTGAAGTTCACGGAACGATTGTCAAGGGTTGCTCTCCTTTGGTCTGTGCATTGTTCGGTCTGTGTGACGTTGACGCCCTTGCTGATGAAATCAGAGAAGTAGCGGCAGACGATTCAATCAGCACTGTGCTTTTTGATTTTGATTCACCCGGCGGAATGGTGCTCGGTGTCTACGAAGTTGCCGAAATGATTCGGACGCTTGGAGAGACAAAGAGAACAATCGCTTTCAGTTCGGGCTTGTTCGCTTCCGCCGCCTATTGGCTTGGTTCGGCGTGCAATGAAATTTATTGCTCACCGTCTTCAATCGTCGGCTCAGTCGGCGTGTCTTGTATCCGATACGATGACACAGCAGCCAACGAAGCGAACGGATTGAAAGCAGAATTCTTCGCCACGTCGCCAAGAAAGTTTTGGGGCAATCCCGATTTTCCAATCACAGACGATGAGCGTGAATGGATGCAGGCGTCAATCGAGCGAACCGCCGCCATGTTTTATTCATCGGTGACAGAATACCGAACGATTGACCAAGAAAATTTAGACAGTGCCGCCGTGTTTGACGGCATTGCCGCAGTTGAAAATGGATTCGCAGACGGCCTTTACAACAGCCGCTATGACTTGGAAGCAGAAATCTAAGGCGAATCAGGAAACCCTCAATATTTATTACTATGTTTAAGTCCAAACTAAACCCAAGTCTGGCCGAATTAAAGGCAGACAACGAATCGCTTCGTCAAGAGATTGCCGCTCTCACGGCAAAAGTTGAAGAAGCGAAAGCCCAGCCACAAAATTTTGTCGCTCAATTGGAATCACTGAAAGCGGAACACAAAACCGCTGTTGATTCTCTGACCGCCGAAGTTGCTTCGCTCAAGGCCAGTGTCGCCACCATCACCAAAGAAAAAGAAGTGATGGCGGAAACTCACAAGGCAGAAACCGAAGCAGTTGCTGAGAGTCACAAGGCAGAAGTCAAAGCCGTTGCCGAAGTAAAGGAAACGGAAGTCAACCGACAAGCCGCCGTCAAGATGGCAGCAATCGGAGTCAAAGAAGATGAACTGCCAGCAAAACCAATTTCAGACAGCGCAAAGGCGGCTGACAGCCGTTGCACGCTCACTGTCGTAATCCCAAGAAAGTAAAAAACCATTATGGCTACAGCCAATCTAACGCAAGTCTTCATCCAAGGTGCTATCGAAGGCTATGTTGATTTAATCGCACCGCTTACGGCTTTCTCATACAACGTTGAGCAGAATTCCGCCACGCTGAATGACCAAGTCATCGTTCCGTTTTGTTCCGTGACTAGCGCATCCGTCGCTTTCACCTACGCAAACGGCTATTCCACTTCACAAGATAACGGCATCGTGAACGGCAAGACCGTCACGCTGAACAATCTTTTGTATCAGCCAATCCGATTGACTGACCAAGATATGCTCAAGTTGTCGCCCGAAGTCGTTGCCCGACTTGGTCATCAAGCAGGCGCTAAGTTGGCGACTGACGTGATTTCCGCTTCGTTCGCCTCCGTGCTGACGTTGACTAACTTTGCTCAGACCGGCTCTGCCGACGCTCCGCAATACACGTCATCGCTGAACGCATTGGCTAACCTTGACAAGTTGGCGAATGACAAGAAATGGCCTGACGGCAATCGGTTCATTGTTGCTGGCACGCAGTTGTGGTCCAACGTCATGAGCAACACTTCGGTGAATCAGTTCATCAACTACGGCGACCCGTCAGTTGTGAAAAATGCCAAGTTGCCTTCCATCATGGGCTTCACTCCGTTCAAGGTAACTGTCCCGCTGACTTCGTATCAGACCGGCTCATGTGCTGGCTTTGCTGCTACACCTAACGCAATGGTGTTTGCTCAAGGTTATCACGCTCCCGGCCCTGACGCTTCCAACATCGTTGAAGCAATCAAGGCAGTTGACGACCGAACGGGCTTGGTCATTGGCTATCGTAGATTCTACGACCCATACAAGGCTACCACGGTTCAAATCATTGAATCATTGTCTGGCGTAGCAGTCGCTGACCCTAACGCCTTGGTGCACATTAGAACTGTTCAAGGTTCTAACTAATCTCCCTAACGCCTAAGACTGACGCACAGTTAACTGGACACAATGGGCGGTGAATCGTTTATCCGATTCATCGCCCTTTTTCTTTCTACTTATAAGCATGACAACGCTTCAAAAGACAATCACCAAGGGTCAACTATACGTTGAAGGGCAAAATGATTCTCCGCTCGTGACGTGGAACGGCTCGGATTATTCGTGTGTGGCGTCCACGACAAGAAAAGGTTTCCGTGAATCGTTCGGAAAAAAGGAAACCGTCAAGCAGGTCAGCATCACGATTCGGCTTTTCAATCTCTCTTACAGTTCAGGCGGCGAAGAAATTTATTCCGACATGTTCACCGATGAACCGACAGAAACAAATCGCGTCATCTTTGATGGCGAAGAATACGAAATTTACACCATCGAGCGACCGCCCCACGGAGGCTCAATCACTCTGAAATGTGAGTCACCGTGGAAAGGTTCAGCCATTCGCTAAGTCTATGATGCAAATGGAAATCAAATTTGATGCCGAAGAATTGAATCGGAAGTTGACGAAGTATGTTCAGGTCAGCAAGAAAGTCCCCGCCGAAGCAATCAACAAAAAGTTGAAAGACGTTGCACTCCAAGCAACGAAGACAACGAAGGCGGCATCAAAGGAACAAATCCGAGCGGAGAGAATGGCTCCGTCAAGAGTCAACGCGAACGCCCCACTTCAAGCAATTTTGCTGAATAGCAAAGTCGCTTCGGGCTGGGAATGGAACAAGTTGAATCTCAGAACGAATCCGGCAGAAATGCAGGTTGAAGTAGAAAAGGCCGTCAAGAAAGCGGAACGGTCTGCCAACTTCATTCGTGCCGGATGGAAGAAAGCGGCCGACAAGATGCGTCAATGGGTCAAGGAAATCGGCGGTGAGCCGCCCGTTGACACAAACATCCAAGCAAGAGGCGACGGATTAGGAAAGGCCAAGCCCGCTGTAGAGAATGACGCTTGGATTGTTGAAGGTTCCGTCACGAATTCTGTGCACGGTAAAAACAATTCACCAAAGATTCAGCATCTTGCCGAAGTAGGGGCACAAGCAGCCGTTCAACGTGTCATTGCTGACATGGACGTTTACCTAGAACGGAAGGCGAAAGAAGCGCTGCAATCTGCCGGGCTCTAATACTTATTGAATATGTCAAACGTTTATCAATCCCAAGGTGACATCACGCTAGGCGATAGCACCTATGAAAATTTGCTGCCGAATCTTTCGTGGACGTTTACCGCTACGGGTTCAGGCGTTGTCGTGTCACAAACACAAAGAGTGACAAGCGGTTCATGGCAACCTTTGGAATTCACAATGAGCATGAACAATGGTCTTTACGTCACACAGATTCGTAATTCTTCAACGGGTTCAATCATGATTGGCGGAAGCACTGCCGGTGCCGGTCTTCAACCGATTATTCCGCCGGGTGGATGGATTCAACTGGCTTTCGCTGGAACGGGCACGCCGCTCTACGCACAAGCAGTGACAACGAATTCAAGTTCAATCGTTCGTTGCTCAGGCATTGAAAAGTAATCATGCACGAAATTCTTTTCAAAATGGATGACGCCTGCCGGAATGTGCTCACAGCATCGTTCCTTGCTAACTCCGTCACCATGTCAGTTTTCACGGCGATTGATAACGCTGAATATGATTCAACAATCAATCCGCCTTATGTCGTCTGTGCATCACGACAAGCAAGGGAGTCAGAAGCCTACGGAGCGGAAAATTATCATGTGCTCTCTGACGTTTATTTAGTCGTCAATCCCGATGACTTGGATTCCAACATTCGCTCAATTTGTGGAACCATTGCAGCAACTTTCAAAACAGGCTCAGCCCCATCCGATTTAACAAACGCCGTGAACGGTCTTCACGTCGCTACCGTTGGCGGTGAGCCGACACTATTCAGGCGTGAGATTGAAGACACGGTCTGGAAGTTAGTCATGAGCGCCGACTTTTTCGCGTTTCTGACCTAAGCATCTTCTATTTATTGAACAAAGGATTTTTAATCTATGATAGCGCACGGCGTAACTCTCATTTACACAGTCGGTGACACAATCACTGGCCTTTCAGGTTCGGCTCAATCCCGTGATTGGGGCGGCAAGGCAACGACAGAGAAATACATGGACGGCTCCGGCAGTTTTTCTGCTACGGCGACGTTCGGTGACTTCCAAGAACTTTCGTTCGTTTCGTATCCGAAGCAAGGCACTTCGCCTCCGCAGAATGGCACGATGGTGACTGTCTCTGACCCTACGGCTCAATATGGCTGGGTAACTGGCTCAAATTGGATTGTTGAAGAAACGACTTTCAAGAGCACCAACAAAGGCCCAGCAGAGCAGACGGTCAAACTTTGGAGAGCAAACGGCATCACAACCTAATGAAATGGGTGAGCAGATTTCCTATGTCAAAGCGTTGTATCCCGAATGTCTGTGGCGTGAGTTTAGAATCTTAGGCATTCGGCTTCGCCCTCTTTCTATTCACGCTCTCTTGATGTTGGAGCGTTTCAATTCTCCATTCATCACGGGCAATTTTGAAGTAATTGAGTCTGAGCCAATCATCGCTCAGGCTCATTTACTTTTTGCCGCCTTGGTTCTCTCCATGACCGACAGCGAATTCATGGCTTGGCTTGAATCGGATTTCACGGAGCAACTTTTTCTCTATGGTCAGAAACTCCGTGAAGCGAATCCCGATTCGTTCACAATCGGTGGCGTTTTGAAAAAGGAAATTCTCCAAGAGCAATACATGGCGCTGCTCAACTTCATGCTGCCGTCACTGTCAATGCCAACCTATTCCAATCAGGTTGAAGGCGATAGCGATGAATCATGGAACGTTCACAGATTTCAAAGTCTGATTTTGGCAGGCGCTTCAAAATGTGGCTACACGTTGCAAGAGGCGATGAACTGCCATCTTCAAAGGGTTCTGCTTGATGTTCTCAGGCACGCTCAAGACGTGGGCAACATTCGGATGCTGACGCCTGAGCAATCCGACATGGTAGCGAATCCCGACAAATATCAGACGACAACGAAAATTGAAAAGGCTTAATCATGTCAGCAGAAACAACAGTCAAATTCAAAGGCGATGCCGGTCAACTAAAGGCCACAGTCGGTGAAGTTCAAGGCGCTATTGGGAATCTTTCCAAGGCCGTCGGCATTGACTTGGTTTCCGTCGCCGGTTCCTTTGTCGCCGCTGGTGCCGCCGTTGAAGGATTCAAAAAGGGTTTT